CCACGAACGAGAGCTACTGGACCGGCCTTGTTCGTAACAGCGTGACGCCGGTCCCGGCTGGCAGTTATACTCGCATCGTGGCTGGCTCCGGCGTCGAGCTTGCCGCTCGCAGCACAACCAGCCCCGGCGTCGATGTGACGATCCCGGCATATGGCCTTCGCGAGGAACTTGTGAAGCGCGCCGAAGCCGCAGCGCGCCTCACGAAGGAGATAGCAGTCCTCGACTACGTGGGTGGCTTCACTGCGAACGTCACCTCTGGCTCGACGATGATCCTGCTGCTCAGCAACATCACATACCCCGCGAGCTACATCGGCGCTCGTATCTCGGGGTCTGGTATCCCTGCAAACACAACCATCGTGGCGGTGTCTGGGACCAGCATTTACATCTCCGCCCCAGCGACCGCGACGGCGACGGGGGTCTCGATTTCGTTCCTCGACTTCGAACTGCCCGTGGGCATGGAGGCGAGGACGGTCTTCAATGCCGGTATTCAACAGCGCGAGGGCGCGACCGCCGCATTCACCAGGCTTTACGACGGCTTCATCGAGACCATCCGGTTTGGCGTGGCTCCCGGCGCAACTGCCCTCGTCAGCATTCAGGCACAAAGGACTACGATACAATGACCAGTTTCATTAACCTGATGGCCAACGATGTCTGGTCGGAAGCCGATATTGTTCGCCGCACCGAGGCGATGATCCGCTCTGAGTTCAGCCTCGAGGCTGAAACCATTCTGAACCGCAAGGTTCTCGGCATCTCGATCGGCAGCTATGAGGCAAGCGAGGCGGATCTCGCCGAAATCGCCCGCTATGATGCCGTGGCCAAGAATGCCCAGGCTGCAGGTGTTGCAGCTCGCGCCGATATGGCGCTTCTTGCGAAGGTGTTCCCGCTCGAAGAGGCGCAGCGCCGTCTTGACCGCCCTGCGCTTGCCGCTGCGGTGGAGCGTCTGCAGCAGCCGACAATCGAGCCCGTTCTGGACGAAGTCACGAACGAGATCGTCAATGGCGAGGAGATTGCCGCCGACAAGGCCGAGCGTGAGGCTGCCGAGGGCGTCCTAGCACCGTACCTGATCGAGCTGTCGAGCGAAGAGGGCGAGCCTGAGAAGGTGCCTGATCCGGCCGCCCTGGAGAGCGATGCCGATGAGCGTGCCACCGCACAGGCGGTGATCGACGCGGCCGACGAAGATGTAAAGGCGCTGTTCGACCTGCGCCGCAACGGCGGCATGCCTGCCGCACCCGTGACTGAAATTTCCGCTTCGTAAGCGCAGGATATCGCCATGAGCCTTGAAACTGTCGTCCAGGACTTCACCGACAAGACCGAAGAGCTGCTGACTGCCGTCAACCTGCGCAAGGTCGAGCTGGACGCGGCCAAGGATGCTGCCGCCGATTCCGCCGAGGGTGCCTTCAATTCGGCCGCGACCGCGACGTTCAAGGCGGCAGAAGCCACGTCGTCGGCCACCAACGCCGCAAACTCCAGCGCGTCTGCTGGTCTCTCGCGTGATGCCGCAGCAACGAGCGCCACGCAGGCTGGTGCCTCTGCGGTGGCCGCTGCAGCCTCGGCTGTCGCCGCCTCGGACTTTGAGGTTGGTGCTGGCGAGAACGCCGCAGCTGCAGCTGCTTCGGCCACTGCGGCTGCAACAGCTCGATCTGGCTCGGAGGCAGCGCGTGACGCCTCTGTCACGGCCAAGACTGCTTCTGAAGCAGCCCGTGATGCCGCACAGGTTGCAAAAGCAGCCGCTGAGACCGCGGAGACCAATGCAGAGATGGCGGAAGCCGCAGCAGAGACGGCCCAGGCTCTCGCTGAAGCAGCCCGTAGCGCTGCACAGACCAGTGCAGGAGAGGCAAGCGCATCGAAGGATGCCGCTGCTCTCTCCGCGACCGCTGCCGCCAGCAGCGCTTCTGAGGCTGATGCTGATCGTATTGCAGCCCAGACCGCCCGTGCCGGCTCGGAAACTGCGCGCGATGCAGCACAGGCTGCTCAGACCGCCGCGGAGACAGCTCGGACGGGAGCTCAGACTGCCCAGGCCGGCGCACAGACCGCGAGAACCGGGGCTGAGACGGCTCAGACCGGAGCCCAGACTGCCCGCGCGGGTGCGGAGGCGGCACAGGTTGCCGCTGCATCTTCTCTTGCGTCTTCGATCTCGCAGACGCAGACCGCGACTGCTCAGGCATCACTTGCCGCAGGTTACGCCGCGTCTGCCGCGTCGGTCGTTCAGCAGGATCTGTCAGGCGTCAACGTCCAGGCTCTTCATCGCTCGCCAAATGCCATTACGGCACTTCACATCTACGACACCTCCAAGGACAGCGACGGCGGCGCGTGGACCGAGAAGTGCCAGCACACTTCGTGGTGGAACGAGCCCCTCATGGGGAAATGGCTGGGGGCGCAGGATAGCGAAGCCTTCGCGCGCTATCAGGGAGCTACGCTTGGGCCCGAGCTTGTTACCAATGGCAATTTCTCGAATGGCACCACTGGCTGGTCACTGCTTTCTGGCGTGCCGACCACATATGACGTGGTCAATGGCCGCGTCCGCCTGATCGGCACCAACAGCTACATTGGCGTCACCCAGCAGATCACGGGCCTCGTGGTTGGCAAGACCTACATCGTCTCTGTAGAATACGAGAAGTCCAACTTCGACGCCGCACAGATTTGGGTGGGTGGTACCGCAGGCGGCCTACAATGGACCAATGCCATTACTTTCGGCGGCGCACCTTCGGGGCGCATACAGGCAGTCTTTGTGGCTCAAGCCACCACTGGCTGGATCAACTTCCGTGGTAATTCTGTGTCGGGAACGGGAACGGTCTACTTCGACAACGCCTCGTTCCGCGAAGTCACCGCTCTCAACGCCACATCCCGCGACTACTTCCAGCTTACGGCAGACGGTAAGTTCTACCGGCTGCTCAAGAATATCTTCGCGCAGTCAGATAACCCCCTTAGCGGCCACTGGGTGGCAGGCGGAAACGCTGCGAGCTATGTGGCGACGACCGAAACCACGGCCCCAGACGGGTCGAGCACAGTCTATAAGCTTATCCCCAACGCTGGTAGTGGCAGTCCGGGGCAGGCGGCCACGTCAGGCATGCAGATGGTGGCAGGGGTTCCCTATAGCTTTGCTGTCGTTGCCAAGGCTGGGCAGTATCCTCGCATTGGTCTCCGCATGTATGATGGGTCTTCCTACCTTTTCCACGGCACGATTGACCTCACGACAGGGAATGCCGTCTCCAATGTCGGAACTGTGAATGTTACTGCCACCCCGCATCCGCTCGGTGGTGGTTGGTACATCGTGAAGGCCGAGAACTTCATCTCCAAATCAGGCAACGTAGGCATTACCATCGAGGCGCACGACGCCGCCTCAACCGCGCAGCAGAACTTCACAGCGGACGGCACAAGCGGAATTTACATTTGGCGCGCCCAAATTGAGGCCGGTTCGGTTTCCACAGAGGCCACGGCTCACGAAACGAACGCGTCCACGGATATGTCCGTAGCACGCGTCGAAACCTTCCGTGGTAACAAGGCAGACTTCCCGCGCCTTGCGGGGATTGTGGGCGAGGGGAGCAACGTCACGATCTATGACCTGACCGAACCGGGGCGGCCCATGTGGGCCACTTACCGCGCGCTCCGCGATTATACATCCGCAACCGCGCGCGATGCGTGGGCGATCCAGCCGAACGTGAGTTCGATTTCTGGAATGAACGGCCTCATTTGCATCGGGAACAACGGCTCCAATCAATCACCCTCTTACGGCACTGGCTTATGGCAGTTCAACTACCCGAGGGATATCATCCAGCAAGTGACGGCGTTTGGCTATGCGCAGCGCAGGCTCGATAGCATCCCGCACTTTAATTCCAGCGTTCAGATGAAGACGGCGGAAATCGGCGTTCTTTCTAATGTCACCATTAACGGCATCGCCATGACCACTCTGGCCGATGCCCCTATTGACCCTGCAACGGGTCTTCGTGTTCCAACAATTGCCTTGGCGACGGGCAATGGAGCCGCTGTCATCAAGCATGATGGAAATGTTGTTATTAACAATGGCACAAGCGAACTCAAGTCCATCTCGGTCAACAAGGACTTGCTAATTGGTGCGTCCTACAATGGCGCGCTATATGCCACGAACCCCGGATCACTTCCTGCGAGCTTCGCGCTTCTGTCGAACTCGCTCTCGATCAATTCCGCACCAGACTATTACCGTGCAGCTTGGCACGTCAGCTTGAAGTTGACGGGCAAGACAAAACTCCTGAGCGGCAGCATGTACTCCCCGCTTGTCGCCGCAGCGGTCCTGCACCCTACGAGCAAGGCGCGGAGTATTTCATCGATCATTACCAACACCCACAACACCGGATGGCTCCCCGGCGACATTCGCAGGGCTTATCTTTCCGATGCTGACGCGGCTGCCGTATCTGGGACCGAACTCATCACCAACGGCTCATTTGACGTAGATGCGTCGGGGTGGAGTTCACTAAGCGGCGCGACGGTCTCTAGTGGCACGCTCAATTTTGCGACGTCGAGCGGAGCCTATTGGATCATTCAACAGACCATTCCCACGCGGATCGGTGCGACCTACAGGGTGTCGTTCGATATTGTGTCTCTCGCGGGGAATGCAGGCACGCCTTATGTTGGCGTTGGCTGGAAGCCTGCGCAGGAGATCAGGTCGTTCGCAGCCGCAGGCAAGGCCGTCGGCTATTGGGTGGCCAAGGAGGCGACGGCCACGATTTGCTTCTACTTCATCAACTGCACGGTCTCGCTTGACAACGTGTCGGTCACTGAGGTGGTTTCAGACCGATCTTACAAGGCGCAGTTCGCCTCCGTGAATGGGTCCGTGACGCGCTCCACCCTCGCCACCGGCACCAGCCTCGTCGGCTACTCTGGCTTCTCGGCAGCCAACTACCTCCGCGAACCCTACTCGGCCGATCTGGACTTCGGGACGGGGGAGTGGACGGCGAACGCTTGGGTGAATGTTCCGGCGACTTTGCCAGCCAGCAGCTTCCCCAATGTCGGTGCTGAGTTGGTAACAAATGGTGACTTTAGCAGTGGCACCACGGGTTGGAGCCTTTATCAAGTCAGCGGGACAGCCACTTTTACCGAGTCCGGTGGCGTTGCAACGCTGACAAACCCCGCTGGGTCAGCATACGCGACAGCCTATCAAGCGTTTGCAACTGTAGTAGGTCGCACATACCGAGCCACGGGACAACTGGTATCGGCCTCCGGATCGACGTTCAACGCGATCAGAAAAAGCGATGAGGCAACCGGCGGAACAAACACTATCAACATCTACGGCGGCAGCGGTGTCTCAACTCCCGGCACTGGTACCGTGTACTTCACAGCAACAGCCACAACAACTTACATTCTGGCTCAAGTAAACAACGCAAACACCGCATCCTTCGACAACATATCTGTTCGTGAAGTAGGACCCTCTGTTCTCTGCGAACGTGCCCACTCCAGCGGCGCTCGCATCCGATTGTCCGTAAACGGCTTTGGCCAGCTCATCGCCGAAGCCTTCGACGGCGCAACCACTCGCGCCGTCACGACTCCAAGCGCATACAACACCGCTCAGTGGCTCAAGGCTGAAGCCTGCTACACCACGGACGGCACGCTCTCGATCCGCGTCAACGGCCGCGAGGTAGCAACGACGAGGGGCACGCCGCTGCTGTCGCTGAACAGCCGGTATAACCTTCTTACGCAGTCGCAGAACTTCGCAGACAGTTCTTGGGCGGTTATTTCCGGCTTTTCGTCAAAGGTCAGCACTTCGGTGTCTGACCCCATCGGTGGAACGACCGCCTGCGAAATTGCCTATCTTGCAGCGAATGGTAGCCTGTCGAAGCAGTCCATCAGCGCCTCGATGGTGTCTGGCAGCCAGTATACCTTCTCGATCTGGGCACGCCGTGACAGCGGCAGTAATCAGCTCACTTTCGGTACAAACACCGGAACCGTGCTGGGCAATCTTACTCCCACTTCGACTTGGCAACGCTACTCCGTGACTTTCACGTACAATGGCTCTTGGGTACACATCATGCTTGGCGATCCAAACGCGTCGGGCTGGACGAATGTCCAGTTCTGGGGCGCACAGCTTGACATTGGAGCAACGGCAAAGACCTACCAGCGCGTCGGCGCAGCCACGGACTTTGACTTCGCCGCGCCCCTCACCATTGGCAACAACTTCGCCGCGGATGCCCCCTTCCCAGGATCTATCTCCCTGCTCAAGCTTGGCGCGACTGTACCTACCTACGAACAGTCACAGTTCATGTACGAGCAGGAGAAGCAGATGTTTCGGCCCGGAGCCCAGTCGGTTCTTCCCGACAGTGGCTCGATTGTCGACATGGCTTATGATGATGCCACTGACCGCTGGGTCGCGATCTCAGCCACGAACGAGAGCTACTGGACAGGTCTGGTACGGAACAACGTCACACCAGTGCCGGCTGGAAGCTATACCCGCATCGTCGCGGGCTCTGGCGTCGAACTCGCGGCCCGCAGCACCACAAACCCTGGCGTCGATGTGACAATCCCGGCTTACGGCCTTCGCGAAGAACTCGTGAAACGGGCTGAAGCAGCCGCTCGTCTGTCGCGGGAGCTGCTCGTCTTCGATTACGTCGGTGGCTTCACCGCCAACACAACCTCGGGTTCGACGGCGATCACCAACGTCTCGACCATTACCTACCCGGCGAGCTACATTGGGGCGCGGATCTCGGGCGCTGGCATTCCGGCAAACACCACGATTGTCGCCGTCTCGGGCACGACCCTCTATCTCTCGGCAGCAGCGACCGCCACGGCGTCAGCTGTCGCCATCTCCTTCCTCGACTTCCAGCTTCCGCTGGGGCTCGAGACGAAGGCGGTGCTGGCAGCCAATGCGCCAAAGCAGGAGGGAACCACTAAGGACTTCACCAGACTCTATGACGGCTTCATCGAGACGGTGCGATTTGCGGTCGCTCCCGGCGCCACGGCTTGGGTGCAAATCCAGGCGCAGAGAATGATAAGCTGATGACGAGGTGGCGCAATTTCTGGTGAGCGATGTTAAGCATAGATCAGTACTGACTGATCCTCTAAACTAGCCGAAGGCTCATGTTTGGAGTTGTTTTGATGAGTGCTCACCAGGATCGCGCCACCAACCGTCAGAAGCGCAAATCCTCTAAATCCCGCAATCATGAGCCGCTGCTTCGGCTTGTCGCCGAAGAGGTCGAGCGCCGCCCGGTCAAACGGAAGGTGCATGAGATCAAGCCTCTCAACGAGGCCCAGCACCGCTACATGAACTCGATCAAGGCGCATCAGGTGACCCTCGGCATCGGCCCCGCCGGCACAGGCAAGACCTGGCTGGCGGCCATGCTCGCGGCAGAGGCTCTGGAGAAGCACCACATCGAGAAGATCGTCGTGACGCGGCCGGCTGTCGAGGCCGGCGAATCCCTCGGCTTCCTGCCGGGCGAGATGGATGAGAAGTACGAGCCCTATTTCCGGCCAGTGCGCGATGCGCTGGAGGAGTATTTTGGCTCTGGCACCCTGGAATACTACATGAAGGCCGGAATCGTCGAGGCGCGGCCGCTGGCGTTTCTCCGCGGCGCCACCATCAAGGACGCCTGGCTGATCGCTGATGAGATGCAGAACGCCACGCCCACTCAGATGAAGATGCTTCTGACCCGCATCGGCGAGAACTCCAAGTTCATCATCAACGGCGACCCCTCGCAGTGCGACCTTCCGGCCTCGGTCAATTCGGGCCTCACCGACGCCCTGGCCCGTTTGAAGAAGATCGGCGGCATCAATGCGGTGGCCTTCGAGCAGAAGGACATCGTACGCTCTGGCATCGTTCAGGAAATTGTCCGCGCTTACGAGACCGACCGGAGAGATCCTGAGCGAGACTGCTATATTTCAGAAGACGAAGCGCAGAGCGGTCTGCGGCGGATTCTGAAGGTAGGGAATGACTGAGACAGCCGACATCATGACGGGCGAGGAGATGGATCTCCTCGCCTATCGTTACGTGCAGAAGAAGTTTCTTCAGTTTGAGCGGCTGCTGGCTCACACGAAGTGGTTCGACTACCGCTTTCTGCATGCCGTGGAGGCGACAAAGCTCTACGTGGCGGCCTTCGAGAAGGAGTACAGAGCAGCCTACGCCTCGACCTTCTCGACCCTCAACGCCCAGTATGTGAAGGTCACTGGCTGGGCCGACATGATGAAAGACATGGAGAAGCACAAGGCGATGTTCGCCGGTTTCTGGCGGGGCCGGCAGGTGGCAGACGCCATGGGCATGCCCTACGACCTGTTCATCCGGCTGGCCCTCAAGGAGCGTCTGCGCTTCTGGAAACGCCGCTATATGCCCAACCCCTCGATGCTCTACTCCGACATCATCGTGGAGCGGGTGGCCGAGCTGTGGAAGGAACGCCAGTCAGCGCGCCTCTACGTTGGTGACCATCAGAACTACCGGCTGCACCGCTATATCGGCACCCAGGCGCAGAACGATCACCATGAGTGGCTGTTCGCTCAGGCACAGCTTCGGTCGAACCCTCAGTACCAGCTTGCCCGCTTCATCAAGGACGAGCTGCTGCCCGAGGAGAAGGTCAAGACCAGGGTAGGGCAGGAGACATTCGAGCGGGTACTCTCCTACTGCTGAGCCCGGTCGAAAGCCGAGAATTTCACGCTATATCTACTGCAGACGCAACACAGAGGTCCGACATGCCCGCCGAACACGATCTGAAGGTTTTCACAGACTACAAGCGCACCAAGCGTCCTGAGCGCCCCATTCTGTCGAAGCCGCACAAGCCCAGGGCCTGGAACCATCAGGACGATCTCAAGAGCCTCAAGGGCAAGTCGGTCGGCATCGCGATGCAGGACGCTTCGGAAGTGTTTGGCGTACTGCCTGAGGCCGACCAGTTCACGCTGAAAATCCTTGAGACGAACACTCAATCAGTGGTGACTTATTTTAAGCATTCGCTCATGAGCTTCCGTGCGGTGTGAGCATGAGCGAGGAACTGACGGAAGACGAGGGCTCTGGCGGCTACGAGTTCGATGATAGTTTCCAGCGCAAGATCGCGGCGCTGACGCTGCGCGATACGGCGTTTACCCAGGCGACCGAGGGTCTGATCAGGCCGGAATTCTTCGAGCGCGATGCTGATGCTGCGCTGGTGAAGATCGCACTCGACTTCTTCAACACCTACAAGAAGGCGCCCGATCTCGCGTCCATTCCGACGCTGATCAAGGCGGCGTTCGCCGACAAGCGCATTCGCAAGGATTTGAAGGAGGATGTGCTGGGGCGGCTCAAGGAGCTGCTTGGCGCCGATCTCTCGGACGGCAAGTTCGTGGCCGACAAGGTCTCGGAGTTCGCCAAGCATCGAGCCATCGAACAGGCCATTCTCGACAGCGTTTCAGCACTGGAGCGCAAGGACTACGCCAAGATCGAAAAGCTCATTCGCTCGGCGATGGATATTGGCACCACCGACGACGGCGGCGAATACGACTACTGGACCGAGATCGAGAACCGCACCACCGAGCGCATCGACGAGGCCGCCGGCGCCATCAAGCCTGATGGCATATCGACCGGCATCCCCGATCTCGACGATTACCTCTACCACAAGGGCTGGGGCCGCAAGGAGCTTGCCGTGATGATGGGTGCTGCCAAGGCGGGCAAGTCCATGTCGCTCGGCGAGTTTGCCAAGAACGCATCCTTGGCGGGCTACAACGTCCTCTATGCCACGCTCGAGGTCTCGGCCAAGATCATGTCGAACCGTATCGACGCCAATCTCTCGGACACCGCCATTCGCGTGCTGAAGGACCATCCGCATGCGGTCAAGGCCAAGATCGAGGCGGTGTCGAAGAAGGCCGGCAAGTTTCAGATCCACGAATTTCCCTCGGGCACGCTCAAAGTCTCCGGGTTGCGGCGTCTTCTGGAGCGCTACAGGTCGCGAGGCGTCATCTTTGACATGATCGTCGTGGACTACGCAGATATTATGGCTGCAGAGCGCTTCTCGGGCGATCTGCGCGAAGACATGCGCCAGATCTATATCGATCTTCGAGCCATCGCGTTTCACTACAATTGCGCGATGCTGACAGCGACCCAGACCAACCGCGAGGGTGCAAAATCGGCCGTGGCCAAGATGACCGACGTGGCTGAGGACTTCAACAAGATCCGCACCGCCGACATCGTGATCTCCATCAATGCCACCGAGGAGGAGGTGAAGGCCGGCGAGGCGCGGCTCTACTTCGCCGCATCTCGTAACTCGGAGGCGGGCGTACAACTTCTGGTCAAGCAGGACAGATCCAAAATGAAGTTTTTGACCAAGATCCTGGCACGGCTATGACCTCGTTCGAGGAGATCCGGGAACAGCTCGACATGGAGACCTGGTTCAACCACGAAGGTCTCTCCTACAAGCTAACGCGCGGCTCGTCGGGCCAGCAGATCAATGCCAAGGAATGCCCGCACTGCGGCGATCGGCGCTGGAGAGTCTATCTCAACGCCGATACCGGCCTTGGCAACTGCTTCGTCTGCAATACCCACTACAATGCGCTGACCTTCGCCAAGGAGGCGACGGGGCTTGGCTGGCGCGAACTCAAGACGCATCTGGTCGAGGTGCTGAAGGATCAGGGCTGGAAGCCCAAGCGCGTGGCGGCAGCCGTCGATGACACGCCGGTACGGCTGCCCTTGTCGTTCGCGCTGCCCACGCCCGAAGGCCAGAACCTGATCTATCTCGAGGAGCGCGGCGTCACGGCCGAGCTGTCAGCCTATTTCCATCTGCGCTTCTGCGAGGACGCCTGGTGGAACTTCAAGAAGGACGATGGCTCCTCGAGCGGGCAGAACTTTGGCAACCGCATTCTCATTCCGGTCTATGATCTCGACGGCACGCTGCGCACCTTCCAAGGCCGCGATGTCAGCGGCACATCAGACAGAAAGTACCTATTTCCCGCCACTTTGCCCGGCACCGGCAAGTTTCTCTACAATGGGCAGAACGCGGTGCGCGCCAAGCGGATTGTGGTGGGCGAGGGTGCTTTCGACGTGATCGCACTCAAGGCGGCGCTCGATGAGGAGGTGGAGCTGCGTGACGTGGTTCCGGTCGGCACCTTTGGCAAGCATCTGTCGTTTGGCTCGGTCGATGGCGACGATCAGCTCGGCCGTTTCCTGCAGCTCAAAGCCGACGGTCTGGAACAGGCGACGATCATGTGGGATGGCGAAAAAGCCGCCCTCAATTCAGCCCTGTCGGCCGCGGAGCTTCTGCACCGGAACGGCATCCAGGTACGGCTCGCTCTTTTGCCAGAGGAAAAGGATCCAAACGAAGTGCCCGCCCAGGTGGTGCGCGAGGCGTTCTGGAAGGCCCAGCTCTACTCGTCGCGGCTGGCCATCCAGTGGCGTCTGCGAAGCCCGTACAAAAAGTGAAACTACCAATCAGTACTGACTGAAAGCCGCATTTCCAGCGCTATATTAGAAGCGCTGAGTTTCAGCACACACAGGACACACACTCATGGGTATTTTCATTCGCAAAGTGTCGATGCGGCATCGCAGCGGCACAAAGGAATACCATCTGCTTCTGGTCAAAAACAGCGCCAATGGCCGCGGCATTCTGGTGAACCGCTGGGGCAAGGCGGGCGCCTGGGGGCAGATGAAGACCGAGAAGAACACCGAAGCCAACTCTGCCAGCAGCTTCACCAGCAAGGTGAACGAGAAAGAGGCGCGCGGCTACAACATCTACGCCGACAAGATCGAGGAGGCCGCCAACGTCGAGGAGGCCAAGAGCATCATCGGTATGACCTACTGGCCGCAGCTCGGTGCCGCCAATCTGGAGCATGTCTTTCCCGGCGTCGATACCTACGGTGTGCGCGAGGCAAAGCCCGCCACCTGGAAAGAAGCGAAGGACGGCAAGTGGGAGCGCGACGACAAGCCCGAACACTCGATGCCCTCGAAGGAGGACGAGGTGGCCGAGGCCAAAACCAATCCAAACTGGGGGCTGTTCTGATGCGCTTTGCTGATCGTCTATGGTGGAATCTGCGCGAGGACATTCCGGAACTCTACAGGCGCGAATTGGAGAAGAGCGGCTTTGAGGTTCGCCCATCTCGTCGCGAGATCGCTCTGCGCGCCCGACTTCGCACCCGAATCCGCCGAGCAAGGTCTCTGCGGCTTCAGAAGCGCAACGAATCCGACTTGAATTGGGGGTTATTCTGATGGGCGCGTATGATCCAAAGAAGACGCTGGAGGAAGCCAACCAGCTGCAGGTGATCTGCCCGATCTTTCAGGCTGAGACCTCGATCGCGGTCTGCTTCAAGCTCCGCGAGATCGTCTGGCGGGGAGGGCGCCCCGAACAGCGCCAGGGCTGTCAGGCGTGCATGCAGGCCAACAAGTGCCCGATCAACAACATCATCTGGGAGATGATCCGCAAGCCCGACATCGATCCCTACTGGTCAACCACCAAGAAGGTTGTGCAGTTCAAGGATCACGATCTGGAGAAGATCGCGCGCGTGACGGTGTCTGAGAGGATCATGGACCGTTACCAGCTCTCTGAAAAGGAGCTGCTGATGATCCGGCGCGCCAATGCAGCGGCTGGCAGCGGCTTCGTCAGCAAGCCCCGACGCGGCGCTGCAGAGGAGATCGAGACCGAGATCGTCGAGACGCCGACGCGCGAGGAGGTCGATCTCAGCGTGGCGCAGACGGGTGACTATGCCGCGGCCATCAACGCCATGATCAAGAAGGAGGCAGCATGAACAGCCGTGATGCTCTGGCAATTCTGAACGATATAGCAGCCACCGCGGCGCGCAATCAGAAGGAAACAATCCTCGCTAAGGCCATTGAGGCTCCAATGATGAAGGAGGTTCTGAAATGGGCCTATGACCCGTTCATCGTCTTTGGCCTGACGCCGCCCAAGGTCGAAACGGCCGGTCGCGAGACCTTCGACATGAATAGCCGCTTCATCTGGGCCATGCTGCACGCGCTTTCCAACCGCAAGATCACCGGCGGTGACGCGCATCAGACGGTTCTCGAGTGGATGAACCGGCTCGACCAGGAATCGGCCGAGCTTCTGTGGCGCATTCTCGCAAAAGACCTGCGCTGCGGCATTACGGCCAAGACCGTCAACAAGGTGCTGCCCGGCACCATTCCGACCTTCGACGTGATGCTGGCGCACCCCTTCGAGGATCATCGGGTCGCAAAGTGGCCGGTGGCGATCGAGCCCAAGCTCGATGGCGTCAGGGTCATCTGTCTGGTCAAGAACGGCACGGCGCAGTTCTTCTCGCGTTCCGGCAAGTCGTTTCCGGCGGTCGAGCATCTGGGCGAAGGTGTCGTGCAGATGGTCGAGAAGGTCTACATGAACATCCCGCCGGAGAAGAACGTCGAATATGGCCAGTATCTCTCAACAGAAGGCTTCACGATGGCGCTCGATGGCGAGATCGTCTCGGGCAGCTTCGCGGAGACTGTCTCGGAGGTTCGCCGGAAGGGCGAGGCAGCATCAAAGGCTGAATACCACATCTTCGATGTGCTGCCCTTCGAGCAGTTCACGATGGACGGCTGCAATCACATTCCGCTGCCCTACAGCCAGCGCCGCGAGTTCCTGCGCTTCATGCTCGGCAACTTCGCCCAGCCCGGCGTCAAGCTGATCCCCAGCTACTTCGCTTCGAGCCATGACGAGGTACGGGCTTACTATGACCGCTTCCGGACCAAAGGCCTCGAGGGTGCCATCGTCAAGCCGCTCCAGGGCACCTATCTCAAGAAGCGCTCCCACAACTGGATGAAGCTCAAGAACCAGGATACCGAAGACCTGATCGTCAAGGATGCCTTCGAGGGTACGGGCAAGTATGAGGGTCAGCTCGGCGGCATCATCTGCGACAGGGCAGGGGTCGAGGTCCGCGTTGGTGGCGGCTTCTCGGATCTTGAGCGCGTGGAGCTGTGGGCTGATCATCAGGCTGGTAAGTTGGTTGGGCGCATGGCGGAAGTCGAGTATCATGAGGTGACGCCCGACGGCAGCCTGAGACACCCGAGGCTGCTGCGTTGGCGCGATGACAAACATGATCGGGAAGCGGCATGAGTGAATTTCAGGAAAGCTATCAAAGGCTGCATCGGTGCATCGATGAGCTGGACCGGAGCGACAGAGGCACCTACGGCCGGCGAACGGCTGTAGGCAATCTCGCGCACGCCATCGATGCTCTGGTTCTGACCAGGGTCAAGGAACTCCTGGCCGACAAAAGCATGGACGAGCTGGAGCAGCTCGCCAAGGAACTAGCGTCTCCAATTGCGGCGGAAAAGTAAGTCAGTATGGACTTACCACACCACCGCAGCTAGAATGAAACCGACTGATCTTTCCAGTCGTGTTTCCTCTCTGTGTGTGCAGGGCCGCGTTTTGGAGCGCGGCCCTTTTTTCGGAGGCTCAATGAACCACAAGCGCGGAAAACCCAAACGTCGCCGGGCCGGCTGCCTGATGTGCAAGCCTTGGAAGGCCAAACTCACCAGTAAAAAGGATCGTCAACCATTCAGTCAGACGCGACATCTGCTTGGTCACAAGGACGATTATTCACTTGAGACGCCCCGATAAATGGTTAAATATGGGATTTAAACCTTAAGGGTTGCAGGGTTTTGCCGTACGAAACGGCTGATATTTTATTGTGAGCAATTTCAATAACAGCCATCGCATGAAACTGCTTCAACGGATTCGGCGATTTTTCAGCCCAACGCGTCAGTTCGAAAAGCTGGAAGAAGAGCTTCGGCAGGCGCGAGCCAAAGGCGTGCCCGTGCATGATCTGGAGCGTGAGCTTCAAGAACTGCGAGACCAGTACTCTTCAAGCACCAAAAAAACTGACACCGACGACTAAGAGGTCGGTGTTCCACGGGTCATCCGTCGTCTCCGTCTCTCCATCAGTTCAAGACCAAGGTTGATCTTCCGCTCGGCCGCATTGCGCGCCATCGCCCGGAAGTAGCCACCGGGGTTCTTCATCGCCTCGGGATCGTCCGTCTGGCGCTGCAGTGTCAGGAACACGATCACCGCGGCACCCGCAGGCCCCAGCAGCTCCACCGCCTCGTTCCACGCGCTCACATGCGCCCCCAGGCATGGCCGCAGGTACTCCGCGGCCGCGACAAGCTCGCGTTCCGTCCGAATGGGCTTCTCGTACAGCTCCGCATAGGCAGGGCAGGCCTCCAGTACGAGCGAGGGCTCGATCTGAGGCGCAGCTATCGCCGCATGGTCATCCTCGATGACCTTCTGATCAATGGAATTAAGGATTAGGTTTGTTGGTTCAATGTGGCGGCAATCCGTGCCGCCATTCCCGGCATTATAGAACCTCTCTTCAGCCCTGATCCTGAGATCCATCCACAGGCCTTTCAGGCGCTCGAGGCTCTCCAGATCGTTATGGGGCGAACGCCGCGGGGTCGCGCGCATCAGGTCAGAAAGATCGGCCAAAAGATCGGCCACGGAGATCTCTGGGAAGCTCTCAGAGAGCGCGAGAAGCGCTTCCGTGATCGCCCTGCGACAGACTGTGATCTGCTCATGGATCAGTCTCAGGGAAGCCCTGACGAGCTTCTGGCGGGCCAGGATCGCCTCGAACTCGCCGCGGCGGGCATAGAGGGGCGTCAGGTCGAAGCCATAGGCGTCGATCACATGGCCGTGGGCATTGCGAATGGGAAAGCGCTTGCCGTTGGCCGAATCCTTCATGGTGATGAGGCCGAGCTTTACGAGATTGGCGATGGCGTAGCGGATCGCGCGCTCGGAAAGACCCGTCTTGAGCATGAGATCGGCATTCGATGGCCAGACCAGGAGCCGGCTGCCAAAGTCCTGTTCGCCCCAAAGTCTTGCCAGCTCCTGCAGGAGCTGGCGGGTGGAGGTTGGCAGATCAAGGGCTTCAGACGCCTCGCGCGCGGCCGCCTTCACCTCGCGGTGCGACACGCCGCGTTCGTTCTCAATATGTTCTTTCCGCGCGTCGAGGCTCTCGCGCGTCAATCGCCGGTATCCGGTAGTGCCCATCGGAGCGTCTCCATATTGGGCAAAGCCGAAACTGTGGAATTCAGGAAATGTGGAAATCGCATCTTCGTTAGAAGACTTGACTCCAGGCAACAGCGTGCCATTATCGCTTCTGCATATGGAGCGATTCGCTGGGCCAAACAGTTGGATTCTCTACAGTTTCAAGAGCCTTCGAAGCGCCAACTTCGAGGGCTCTTTCGCTTTGCGGGTTACGTCATCTTGGTGTCGTCCTGTTGCTGACAGATTTGACGGTTTACCTCAGACAGATTCGTCCGAGTCGGGGAAGGTCTTGACGAGCGGCGAATCGGCTCTGAAGACAAATAAATGCCAGGCGAGGGTCGGAATGGGATGCGCCGAGGGTAAAATCGCCCTTCCGAAGCCTGATCTTCCATTCGCATAATCTTTATTATGGAATATTTTGCCCGAATATATCTTCAGGTTGCACTTGGGTAAATCAGGACTGATTTCCCGTAGCAATTGCAGAAAACCCTTATTGACGGAGCTTTCAACGAAAAATAAAGCAGAACTGACTGACGTGAAGTGATTGCCGCACAGATGCTGCTATATGTACATAAGACAATGTTTAGTCGTGCTATCGCGTAGACGAAACGTCTCTAATGGCAACTAAAGATAGAGTTTTGGGCATGTTGGCCCGAAGCGCACACACAAAGGACAGTGCATGATGGCCAAAACCGTCACGACCGCCGATCTCGGAAGCACCGAAGATGCCGCCAATTCCAAGATGGCCGTTTATCTGCGCGGTCAGATCGACAGCCTGATCAATGCCGGGATCAAGACCCAGAAAGACATCGCGAAGGAGATGGGTTACCCGAAGGGCAACATCATCTCCATGTTCAAGACCGGCGAGGTGCGCGTTCCGCTGGACAAGATCCCTGCTCTCGCCAAGGCGATCAATGTCGATGTGGCGTTTCTCTTCAGGTTGGCGATGGAGCAGTACTGGCCCAAGCGGAATGACGCAATCGCTGCGGTGTTTGGCACCATTACAACCTCTAACCAGCGCGACATCCTGGCCAAGATCCAGGAGCTGACCGGCGAAGAAGATCCGGCTCTCACGCCCGAGCTTGAGGCCAAGCTTCGCAAGGTCTTCCTGAAGGCGTTCTAAATTCGATGGGCATCGCGTGGAATTCATTTTCCACGCGAAATCTTGCTATAGTGCGATATGTCAGTATTGACTGATATTCCACGCAAGCAGAGGATTTCATGCCCGCCAATTACACCAGCCAATCGGTTATTCTGGATCACGCGCAGCTTCTCGAGGAAGTGGAGCAGCTCGAAGATGCCAAGGTCGTCACGCTCGACGGTCTCACCGCGTATAGCGGAAATCACCCGGTTTACGGGTTTGTGAACATCGTCTGCCCGGCTCTTGGCGCAGGGCTGATGTTTGTGACCGCGAAGCTCGGCGCCATTGCCGCCGCCATCTGCGCCTTCATTTCACAATTCTCCCATCTGCTCCCAATTCTCTCCCTGTCTGCTGCGTGATACAGTTTAAAGTGTCAGTCAATGGTGACTGATGTTTATGTGAGGCACACATGAATAGGGATATTGCGGTTCTGCGTGAGGTGATCGTCAAACTCACGCAGATGCTGGCGGGCATGGGCCTGCGCGTCACACAACAGGGCTCGATGGCATATGTCGAGTCCGACCCCAAAACCAACAAGCCGGTTCGGGTGAACATTCCCTACCTGCCCGACAACGCCTCGGAAGCTCTGGTTCTCGCGATCCAGGGCTTCATCGATCATGAGGTGGCGCACATTCTGTTCACCGACTGGAACGCGGTGAAGAAGGCGTATGCGGCCGGCAGCAAGCTCGGCATTCTGCACAACATCGTGGAAGACCCGTTCATCGAGCGGGCGATCGGCAAGAAGTTTCCGGGCTCGGTGCATAATCTCGCCCAGCTCCACGACTTCTTCATCAAATCGATCACCACGCCGGCGCTGGCCAAGGCCAAGACGCCAATGGATCAGTTCGGCGTGCTGCTCGTGCCGATCTGCCGCGCCTGGTCGGGCCAGAAGGTCTTCAAGAACTGGCTCGACGCTAACAAGCACTGGGATCACCCGGTGGTGAAGGCGTTTACCGACAAGATCAAGCCCGCAACCATCGACCGGATGCCCAAGCTCGAAAACTCCTGGCAGACGCTGGAGGTCGCGGAGGAGTTCTTCGCCGCCATTCACCCGCCCAAGACCGAGAGCGAGGAGGACGGTGAGGCTGGCGAAACGGGCTCCGAGAAGAAGCTCTCAAAGCCGTCCAAGAAGCCCACCAAGGCTGACAAGGGCGAAGGCGAGGGTGAGCACGAGGAGAAGACTGAGAAGGCCGAAGACAGTCTGGAAATGCCGCCCGAAGCTTCGGAAACCCCCGAAAGCGAGGGTGACGAGGCTGGTGACGGCGGTGACGAGGCTGGCAGCGGCAGCGATGGCGCCAAGCCCAAGAAGCCCAGCAAGTCCAAAAAGAGCGAAGCCTCCGACGAGACAGAGGAGGATGACGGTGCTGGAGAGGACAGCGACGGCGACAGCGAGAGTAAGGGCGCTGGCGACGAGTTCGACCCGCATGATCCCGGCGAAGAAATCATCACCGAGCGCTTCGACGAGGATTCGGACGGCGAAAGCAGCGCCAAAGATAAGCGCGGCGAAGACGGTGAGGCAGAGGATGGAGATGGCGAGGGTGGCAATCCTGCCGAGCGCTCGACCTCCGGCGCGGAGAGCGAAGCCGGCGGCGATCCGTTCCAGTCGGCCACGCCCGAGACATCCAGCTTCGAGGATGCGCTCACCAAGATGATCACCGACGAAACGACGCGCCAGACAAAGGACGCCGACTACGCGATCTTCACCAAAGACTTCGACACCATCGAGAAGCACAAGGTCTCGGATCGTTATCAGGACGCCTGGCTCATCAACCTCGATGAGAAGACCCGGCACATGGTGGGTGTCATGCAGAAGGATGTCGAGCGCATGATGGCGCAGCGCTCGCAGGTGGTGAATGTTCCGGGCTACCGCTCGGGGCGTCTGCACTCTTCGGGTCTGCATCGCCTGACCGTAAACGATGACCGCGTCTTCCGCCGCAAGCAGGAGGCGCACTCGACCGACACCGCCGTCTGTCTGCTGGTCGACAACTCCGGCTCGATGTCGGGCCGCAAGACGGAGGTCGCCATGTCGGCCGCCTTCGCGCTGTCCTCGACCCTGGACCGGGTCAAGATCGCCCATGAGTGCATCGGCTTCACAACAGGCTACGGCGGCTTCGGGCGCGCACCGGCAGGATACAACTGGGGCGTGATCAGGGCCGAGGAGCAGCGTCTCAAGCGCTCCTTCTCGCGCACCGAGCCGGTCTACATGCCGATCTATAAGGGCTTCGAGGAGCGTCTGACGCCAGCCGTCAAGAAGCGCTTTGCCGATGTCGTGGGTCATCAGAATTTCCTCGCCAACAACATCGACGGCGAGGCGGTTGAGACGGCGACCCAGCGCCTGCTGAAGCGCAAGGAAAAGCGCCGCGTCCTGATCGTGCTGTCAGACGGCTTTCCCGCCTGCTCCGGCAATGCTGCGGAGATCTACTCGCATCTCCACAAGGCGATTGCTGATGCCACGAAGCTCAAGGTCGAGGTGATCGGCATCGGCATCCAGTCCAATGCGGTGCGCACCTTCTATCCGAAAAACGTCGTCCTTGACGACCTCGACAAGCTGCCCACCACCGTCATGGGCGAAATCAAGCGCATTCTCACGGCAGCGTGAGGCCTTGCCCTGCGGGCCGGTTTGGTGCCTCGGCCGGCCCGCAGCGGCATGAATTGACGGACGCAAAGACCCTGCTGGGATCTTTTACGGTCAATCAGTACTGACTTGCATCCCTCGCACAAATGCGTCATCTTTCTTTTCTCAGCAATACACACACAGAAGGATTTATTCATGACGGAAGTCATCGAAAGCGACGGCAAGATCACCTGTCAGATCGACGGTGCCCTGTGCCACTCGATCCAGCTTCACATCCGCGACCATCATCCTGAATGGACGCTGGAGCGTTATCGCACCGAGTTCCCCGATGCGCCTCTTCTCTCCAGGCTTGCCGAGAAAAAGATCGCCCAGCGTCGTGAGCAGGAAAAGGCGAAAGCCGCGGCCGAACCGGAGACTGCGCGTATGGCGGTAAAAAGGCAGCCGTTTCACGAGGTCTTCGACTTGGGCTCGGCAAAGGCGGCGATGAACGCGCGCGGCGAGCCGATCATGATCTCGGTCATGCAGGGTCTCGATCCCGATGCTCAGGCGCTGATCCCCGACGTGGACGAAAACTACGTCTTCAACATCGACCTCACCAAGACGGCGCTGATCGGCCTCGAGCTTGGCATGCCGGTGTATTTCTGGGGCTATCACGGCACCGGCAAGACAACCGCCTTCGAGCAGATCGCCGCGCGCACCAAGCGGCCGTTCCTGCGCGTTCAGCATACAATCAATACTGAGGAAGCGCATATCGTCGGGCAGTATGTCGTGAAGGACGGTTCGACCAACTTCCAGCTGGGCCCGCTGCCGACCGCGATGCTGTTCGGCTACGAGTACTGCGCCGACGAGTATGACTTCGCCATGCCATCGGTCCTGTCGGTCTACCAGCCGGTTCTCGAGGGCAAGCCGCTGGTCATCAAGGATGCTCCGCCCGAGCTGCGCGTCATCCGTCCGCATCCAAACTTCCGCTTCGTCGCGACCGGCAACACCAACGGCGGCGGTGACGAGACGGGCCTGTATCAGGGCACGCAGATCCAGAACGCCGCGAACTACTCGCGCTTCTCGATTGTCGAGGAAGTCGGCTACATGGAGCCGAAGATCGAGGCGACGGTTGTCGCGGGGCAGTCGGGCATCGACCGCAAGGACGCCGAAAAGCTCGTCGCCTTCGCAAAGGACGTGCGCGATGCCTTCAAGGCAGGTCGCATCGGCGCGACGATCAGCCCGCGCGAGCTGATCAGCTCGGCAAAGCTCGGTCTGGTGCGTGGCTCTGACTGGCGTGGCGGCTTGCGACTGGGCTTCACCAATCGTCTGTCGCGCACCGACAAGGAAGTGGTCGAGCAGTACGCGCAGCGGCTCTTCGCATGAACGAGGACACCAGTTGGGAAGGCAACCACCGGTATATCCGGTGGTTCGCCTCCAAAGCGTTGCAGCGGGCAATCTCGGCCGGCGTGCGAGGCATCCAGCTGGATGACTTCGTGCAGGAAGCAACCATCGCCTGGCTTATCGCCTGCAAGCACTTCGACCCAACGCGCGGCGTGCCCTTCATTCCCTATCTCAAGCTCGGCATGCAGCGGCACATCAATCGCTGGCTGCGTGACGAGATTGGCGAGGTGACGCTGGCGCCAAAATCGCTCGACGCGACGGTGAGCGAGGAAAACGAAACGGAGCTGGGCGATCTTCTGGCCGACAATCTCGCTCTGTCGGCCGACGAGCAGGTGATCCGCAAGGATCTGCGTGCTCAGGTTCTTGAGCGGCTGTCGCCGCGCGCCAGGCGCTATCTCGAACTCCTCGAGAGCCCTCCTCCGGAGCTCCTCGAGGAAATGAATGCGATCCTCGCGAAGGCGAAGCTCGGACGGGCGATGGGGCTTACCCGCTTCGCACCCGTCCGGGTCTCGTCCGACCTTATATTCAAGCTCATGGGCGCCCCAAATCACGAACGCCAGCGCATTCACCGCGAGATCGAGGCGGCAATACAGAAGGTTTCAGTATGATCGATGAAAGCCAGGCGCCGGGCTGTTACGGCTCGGCTCTCACCTACGACATGGGGT